TAGGTGTACTCGCCGGTCGGATTCCCATTCGCATCAACGATCGGGATGTCCGGCTGCGGTTCCTCCCCGAGCTGAGATTGAGGCTGTGACGCCTGCATCTGCTCGCGGAAGTACTGCTGCACCATCGGCCCGTAGATCGAGTGCTTGGAGGCTTCACCGAGCCATCCCTGCACCGCCGACCACGGGTCGGTCTCGAACTGTTGGTACTTGCCGTACCGCTGCTCGTACTCTTGCGCGACCTCCGCGCGGGTTTTCTTCCGCGCGTTCTCCAGAATCTCGGGCCACCGTTCTTGCGGGGGCTCTCCACTCGGAGCTGATGGCTGTGTCCCTTGCGGGGACGGCGACGGGGAACCGCTCGCGCTCGGCGTCGCTGTCGCGGACGCTGGCGTTGCAGGCGCAGCGGGGGTTGCCGGTGCCGAACCGGCAGGCGTATCGGCCATGATGAGACTCCGATGCCGTTCTTTCTCGAAAGATCGGCGGAACGAGGAAGGACTTACGGTCTATCTGGGAGCGGAGGAACGACGGGGGCGGGCAACCGTCCACAACCCAGACACACGACGGTTCCGCTTGGTCTTGTGTAGAGTCTTGGGCACGGACAGTCGCACGACGGGTTTGTCATCGTAGAGGTTTTTGGCGATCCAACTGAGCCAGCGGAGTTCGTCAGCCCGACGTTGGTAGCGACGCCGCAATCGGGTTCGCCATGCGGCGTATCGCACACGGACACGAGACCAGAAAGACGGGGTCCGTCCGGTCGTTGGCGGCTTCAATGAGCTGGAGACACTTCGTACACCGGAGGTCCCACCCGAGCGCCGTGAGGAGCGGTTGGAGTTCAAGGAAGGCGTCTCGCTTAACCCATCCCGACCTGTGTTGACACCGAAATTCAAATGTGTCAGGCGCAATCGAGATCTCAACCTGTGGAGCCAGCCCAAGATGCAGACAGTGGCGGCAGTAGGGCTCAATCGCCACAGCCCGTAGAGCGTGCAAATGCTCCAGAAAAAACTGACCATCTGTAAGCGACTGGAGATGATGTGTCTTCATCTCCAGTATGGCGGGCGCGGCCGACTGTCCACTTTCAGCGTAAATCATTTCGGCCATCAGAGGGTTTTACGATCGACCACGTTCCCGTTGTTTAAGAGCCTGACTTCGCCTCGGTAGGATGGAAGGGCGGTCTCGTCGATCGCTGGTACTCGACCTCGCTCCAGCAGCGCGGTTGCGGCTGCGAGCGTATACGCATCGATACCGGCCGCCCAATTTGTCAGAAATTTGTCCCCGGCAACGTGCTTGATCCGCTGCTCCAGCCCACGCTTTTCGCATTCGCGGCGAAGCTCCTCGCGCGAATAGACGGTCACTGGCGCGTCTCCCATGTTCTCCAGCGTGACCCCGCCTATAAAACTTTCGTTTGTCTGTATGGAGGATTGTGCAAGACCATGCGGACAGTACGGCCACTGCCCCACTTCAAGCGTCTTCCCGCACTTCTCGCAGGTCATTGCGTCTTCGGCCCGCTCCGCTGACCCGACTTATCCGCCGACTGCTGATCCATTGGTCTGACCTTTTCGCTGACCCCGCCGTGCTCCGCAGGCTGAGGCGTGGCCTTGACTGGGCGTCCAGCACCGTCTCGAATTCCGAGCTGCATTTGCTGAAAGAGCTGTGAGGCGGCGGTCTGTTGCGCTTCCGGTGAGACCTGAATCCCGGTCTGCCCGAGAATTTCAATCACCATCTGCGCTTGAGGCCCGATGAGGTCTTCGCCCTTGAACGTGATGCCGATGGACGGTTCTGGTTTCTTCGGTGGAGCCTGTGGCGCGAAGCCTTCTGCCGGGTCGATGTTCGCGTGCTCAAACAGTGGCTTGAGGACCGCCGGAGGATTCACCGCCGGATCGCGACGCAGGAACTGATACAGGTCAAGGTAGAACTTCCGCTCTGCGGCGGCATCAAGGGACAACTGAGAGTCCGGTTTGGCCTGGAAGACGAACCGCCCATCCCACGTCTTTTTGTCCCACTGCGCCCACGCCTGTGCGGCTTGCTCTCCGATGTAGGGAACGGCGAGCTCAGGCGTCATGAACCGGCAGACAAGGGCTGAGTACTTCGCGACACCCTTCAGGTACCACGAGAGCACCCGCCGTTGCTCCTTCTTGATGCGAACGTTTCGCTGCCGATCGACCACGCCGATTTCGGTCGCCGTCGCGCTCTGGGCGTCCTTGACGCCTGACCCAATCGCGTCGATCCCGAGGGTCATATCGAGGTCGTGCTGGATGTAGTCGTTCGCGGTGTACGATCCTCGTGTTTGGTTTCCTTGGGTGATCTGGGCCATCACCGCAGGCATTCCCTGTACGAGAGAGCCTTCTGGAAATGGAATCAGCGATCCGATGGTACCCTGCTCGATCTTCTTGATGGTCTCTGGTGGAACCTTCGCCACGTCGTATCCGACACGAGGGATGTTCGCGTCCCGCTCTTGGACCTGCTGTGTCCTGAACTTGCAGAGTTCTCGGACGAGCGGGCGGGTCATCGTCTCGTCAGACGGGATGAACGCGGAATCAGGTACATCTCTGATTGCGAGAACGTGAATCGGGTAGCCGATCATCGAATCGGCCGACAACCGACCGTTCGGCATCAGCGTTTGAAACGGGTTCGCGGGGTCTTTCTCGGCGAACTCGTCATAGCCCTCACAGACGACATGGCGTCGGATCAACTGCGGGTTAATCGCGTCCTTGTCGTAGATGTTCGCGTAGTACCAGATTTCCGTCCCATCCACATACGGAACGCTCGGTTCGTCACGTTGGGTCTGGTTGGTTTCGAGAACCTTGTCGTCTTTCTCGTACGTCCCTTCAAAATCCGCCGGGAGTTTTAGGGTCCGCTTGGCGATACTCAGCGGCATCCTAAAGTCCATCGCGACCCACGGGGATTTGTCGAAGTCCGTATCTTTGAAATCAGCCGGAATGCGGAATTTCTTCGAGGGAATGCGCTCCCAGGCCCACTTCTCATGCACGGGACGATTGATCATCGGCCCCTGGTCCGGCATAACCATCTGTAACTGCAATGGAGTGGGGATGCTCTCCATCGTCGCTTCGTAGTAGATTTTTGTCGCTCCGACCCCGGCGGTCGCGAGGCAGTCCTTAATCGCCTTCTCGACGGTTGTCAGAACATCCGCGTGATCCGGCCCGAGGAGTTCGTTTAGGAGTTCACGATGGGCCGAGATGATGGGGGAACGGTCTGGCGGGGGTTGCGGGGGCGCACCGGGAATAGGCGCGGCGGGAGGCGGTGCCTTAAACTCACCCTTCGCGGAGAGCTGGAGTTCTGGTTGCTCGAAAAAAAGTTGTCCGCTTTTGACTTCGACGTTCTTGAAATCCGCGTTGACGTTGACCCAGTTGGTCCCGTCGATATTCGCGAGTTGGGCGTCCGCTGATTGCCCGATGTAGCTTCGAAGGTTCCCCTCCCAGTCAGGCCAGTAGGTCTCCGCGAGCTTTTGCGAGCGCTCTAGCTCACTTTTCCACGCGGAAGGTCTGCTGAAGTCGTTTAATTTTGGCATTACAGAAAGGAGATTTCGACGCCGAGGTCTTGCGCGAGCTTTTTCACCCGTTGACGCTTCTCTTCGAGGTCGCAGTCCGGCTGTCCAGTTCGCTTGTCGTACTCCCGAGCGCGCTCAAGAAGCTTCCTGAACTCCTCGATGTCCGTCTGGGGTATGGCTGGCTGGATTGGCTGGATTGGCGGCGGAACGACTTGCCACGGATGGGTGTACGGATACCACTTTTCGTAATAGTGGTCGCACACCATGGAATATACACACATCAATTCCACGATAGCCGAAAACGAATCAGGTCGGGCGGCTCTCGCTCCCGAGGAGATGCGCGTCTGGCGACTGCCCCTGCTGCCTCCACCACGCCGCGGTAAACGGATCTGGTGGCGGCTTGTAGCCATAGCCCGGAGGACGTGTCCCCGAGACCGCTCCGTACCGGAGGGCGTCGCACCAGTGATCATCCCCGGTGGTGTCCATGTCGTCTGGGTCGTTCTTGGCTTGCAATTGTGAGGGAAGCGTCCGTATCCCGTACGTGCATCGAGGGGAAATCAGGAGCCACGGGAGCCCGTCAGGAGCCAAACGGAACATCTCGTGGACCCGCTGCCAACCGGAGAGACGGTCTGAGTTCGCGGCGACACAGGGAACCTTGTATCGCATGAAGGTTTCCGCGATGGACTCCCCCACTTGCCCGGTATGCTGCCAACAGGCGGGATCGAGCCAGCACGTCGGGACCCGTTTTAGCTCTTTTTCCTCACACCGGCGGCAGATGTGACCAGCGACATCCTTGACCGTGAGCTTGTTCCCGATTTCCCCGTTGAACTTGAACTCGTCCTCAACGTAGTAGTGGCCATCAGGCAGTACCACCCAAAACAGACAGACACCAGGAGCATTACGACCCCAATCCATAGAGAGAAAGCGAGCAACGCCGCTCCCAATGACGCCCAAATCACGAACATGCACGTTCGCTCGAAATTCGTCAAAGAACTGACCTTCGAACACAGTCCAATCCCCGTCCAAAAGCTGTCTTTTGCGACTATCCCGCAGCGTGGACAGCGATTGCATGTAGCCGGCGACTTGCACATAGGGGTTGTCCTTCAGTCTGGCTTCGTAAAAGGCCCAATGTTGAGGGAGGTAGTCGGGAAACTCATCAGAATCAGGGGTTTTATCGATGAAAAAGTCCTTCACCCACGCCCCCCCGCGTCCACCGGGGTTGCTCGCGGTCATCACAAACGCCCCGTCGTATTCCGTCTCGGAATCGCCCCTCAGGGCCAGTAACGCCGGGTTCGTCGACCTCGCCCTAGTGAACAATTCGAGCATCGGATCGCGGAGAAATGTCACGAGTTCATCGGGGACGATCACGTCGTACTCGGCAGAGAGGTAGTTTTCGATGTCGGAGGGGTGTTCGAGATATCCGCAGCGGATAATCGAGGGCCGCGAGTTCCGATGAGGAAATTCGACGATCCCTTCGGTCGATTTCCACTTCGCCCCGCGAATTTCGCACTCGTGGGGCATGAACACGAGATGGGATTGCTCTAGATCCTTCTTCGTTTTCCGCAGGAGGAGGGCATGGAGCCCCGGCACCTGTCCAGCGAGGATATAGAGGGCCTCGCGGAGCATTTTTGACTTCCCCGGACCCGCCGCGCCCCCGAACAAAAACCGCCGAATCGACGGATCGTAGATGGCCTCGTGCCAGACCGTCTGTTTCGGGGAGGGGACGTAGCAGTATTCGAGGACGTTCCCGTTCTGATCCTGCTTATAGGTCGAGAATTTGAGCTGCCGGAGGGCGCAATTCTGAGAGGGGCACCACCACGCCCCAGAGGCTCGAATGAGGGCACGGTTGCACCAGCAGCAAACGGCACTGCGGTGGTTGATAATCTCAGGCTTGGATGTTGATAAAGCCTGTTTTGACGTTGATAAAGGCGGGACGGTGGACCCAGCGGGAGCTGACCCCACCGTCTGATCGGAAGGCGAGCGCACTCACAACTAGATTAGCGTGTCAAGGGGAAAATCAGGCGGACCGCCGAAAGAAGGGATTGAGTCGAGCCCGGCTCTTGACGGTCCGAGTCGCCCCGGAATCGACCCGGAACGACCGCCGCAGAGTCTACCAAATTATGCAGGGCGATGTCTGTCTGTAAGAGCGAACCCCCCTAGGGCCTGGGTCCCTCGTTCGATCCGTCGCCCGGAAGCCCCCGCCCTTTTGTTCCCTGCCACTTAGCGCCAACCACAGCTCGCCTGGTCTTGTCAAGCTCAGCCTTGCTGCGTTGACGCAGTGCGTCATTAGCTCATGTGTTGATCTGAACGGAACGGGGGTCGTGATGCGGGAGGTTGAGAGCGCGAGGAGGTTGAGAGTAGGCGAAGTCCACTAATCCCGTGACTTCCTGACTATTAGTCCTCGACTCGGATGACTCCTCTCTGGTAGTATGAGGCTAAGTTGTTGATTCTACGTGCGTGTGGCTTGGCATATCAGATGCTTAGAATATGGTTATGGAGGCAATGATGGACAGCAACAGACCGCTAGATACCTTCAGGGCAATGGAAGCGGCTCGCCACGCAGCGAAGGTCGAAACAACGGCGACCGGCCGAGTCTATATCGGTCGAGCCGACGCCTATTTCACAACCAAAGACGAACAAGCTGGCTATCCAGAGACGCGCAAGCGGTTGGCTGGATATCCTGACGACATGCTGCAGCGTGATTACCTTGAAGCCCAAAGAGATTCGTTTGGCAACCTGTTCGGCCATAACGCGAGGCGCTTTGGCAACCTCGTCGTTGACGAAATGCTTTCGCGCGGGCTGACAGAGATTCCGAACATCTTCGGCGCGATTCAGGTGCGTCGCTTTGAACAGTAGGCTTATCTAGTGGTTATGGAGGGAGACAATGGCGAGCGGAGATTTCATTGTAGCTGGCGTTTGTGTAGGTGATTATAAGCCGCAAGTCGGACAGCTCGTGTTTCTCCGTGGGTTGACTTGGCGCATTACCGCCGTGTTACCCGCTGGCACGATTGAAGTGGAGTCCTTGGATGGCTCGATGGCGATTCGTGTGTCTGGGTTGATGTTCTGAGGGAGGATAGGACAATGGCGACATTTCCAAGCGAGTCGGGCGTTCGTGAGCGGTTGGCCCTGTTGGCAGCTCGTGGGCCGAAGGATGTTGATGATTGGTCGTACGATTCACGGTTTGACCGATGGTTCAGGTACGAGCGAGGCGGAGCCGTGAGGCGCACCGATGTCAAGCAGGAGGGCGTCGCGTCGCTGGCTATCATCCTCGAAAAGTGGGGCATCGGCCGCGCCGAAGCGTTGGCCATGATTGGATACCCAGAAAAGCCATGACGACCTACCTGCTTCGAGACGTGAATTATGACCTCTGGCAAGCGTTCAAAACCCGCGCCCAATCGGAAGGCCATCCGCTCCGATGGGTGATCTTGACCTTGATTAGCTATTACATCAACCACGGATTACCTGGAGGCCGAAATGATGAAACGCAGCATCGTGTGGACCGTTGAGCGATCGGACTGGTTCGGCGAATGCGAGACCGTCAACGGATCAACCTTTCATACAAAGCGAGAAGCGGAAGCGTTCGCACAGCGATTACGCAAGGCCGCAGAAGCCTGCGAAGACCCAGAAGATCAGGTTGTTTACACCGTGGCCAGCGAGGTGTGGGAGCGTGAGGCATGAGAGCCGTTAATACGCTGTCTCCGTCCGTCCGCGCGACACTCTTAGCCGCGTGGTTCGCTCAACAGCTCGAATTGCCCTCGTCTTGGGAGTTGGGCTTACGCTGCTATCTGCTCAATGAATGGAAGCGGTTGGGCTCGAATGAGCACGCGTGGTCAGTCCTGGAAGGGTTTACCGCGGCTCGCCTCGGGATGCCTCTAGAATCGACCGCTGATGACACCTAAACGCCGATGTACCGGCTTCGCACTTCGGATCATGGGGACAGGCCCAGCCGTACGCGGTCTCATAGCTTGGCTGTTTTGAGGGTGTTCGGTCATTATATTTCCCTTCGAGGACTTTGACCGCGACATCAGGCGAGCCGATTAACCAGTCGAACGAGGCCATCCATCCGCGATCGTTCTTCCCTCGACAGAAGGATGAAGCATCGATCATATCAAGGACGAGATACCAATCCTCGTCAGATCGTTCGGCGAGGCGTTTGTGTAGGTGCTTGATCCGCTTAGGTGTTAGCTCTCGGCATCGTGGAATAGGAGCGCTCGTGATGGTATTCCACGCGTCCTTAAACTCTTCAGCGGTCATACGTTGGTGGTCTTGAGCCGCTTCCGTGGTTTGGCCAGTTTATACGGCGTGACCGATTGCACCATCGCCCGAGGGATGAAACTTCTCCCTCGAAATGTCTCCCCGTCTCCGTCCTGGCTCCGCTCGTTCGCCACGCTTACGCCTACCTCGTCATCGACCACAAGCCAACCGAGGGTTTTGACGACAAGCGGTTTGTGGGTCAGGGTAATCCCATGGGCGGATTGGAAGTTCTCGGTATCCTGCCACGCGTCGTTCCAGACAACCTCGACGAAGTCCACTAAGGTTTCCTCACTGAGAACAACGCCGCATTCAGGACGCCCATAAACAACGACCCAAGTCCCAGGAGAGCCACGCCGTAGACAAAATTCCCATTCGCCACGAGCTGACCGCCCACAAAGGCCATTGCCACGGCTGTAATCGACGCCGCGCCAAGCAAGACCAGCATCAGCGCAAGTTCTCGCGGGCCTGCTGCCGATCGGCCTCGTACGTATCCACCGTCGGTTCTTCGCTGGCCATGATCTTGTAATCTGGCGCGCGGTCTGACGCCTTGCGGTCGTTCTCGAAAATCACGAATCGCTGTTGATAACCCCTGATCGTGATCGATCCAGTCCCGATACACTTCGAGCCTGGTTTCGGCTTCCACAATGAGCCGACTTGACGCAACTTGCCTCGTTCTTCGTACATAATCCCTTCCTTGTAAGGCTTTGGGCGGAATTGACCGAATGTGTTATAGGGCATTAGGGTTGCCAGACGCGCGGAGGCTTCAGGGCTCCAAGTTCCACGAGCCGCGCCCTCAGCGCTTTGTGTTGAATCACGTCGTCTATTACCCGCTTGCGGGTTTTCTCGATGCCTTCTGGCGTGAGCCGATTCGCTTCTCTCCATTCTGGGTTGCTCATGTGATGTTTAGCCTCTGGAAGCCCGAACATCCCCGCGAGGGACTCCTGAGAGGCCGAGAGATACTTCCGCTTGACTAAGTGGACCTTAGTATCGCTCACGAGCTTTGGAGCCAGCGGAGGGAGGCCGTATTCCAGCATCGCGCCGTTGATGACCGGCAGATCGTGCTTAAGCAGATAATGCCCGGTCACGATGTCCGATTGGTCATACAGCACACGGAATCCCTTGAGCATGGCCAAGG